GTGTGCAACCCAACCTTACCGGAAATCCGTCGATGACCACCCAGCCGCTCGCTCGCTACGGCGCTCGTGATGGCGCGCTCGCGAGCGGCTTGACCACCTCAGTTACACCACGTCCCGGGACGCGACCCCTCAAAGAAGGAAAGCGAACACCTGGCGGAGGGCCGGCGCAACATTCGAGTTTGGGTTATCGCCGCGATTCACAGGGGCGAGTTTCCGCACGCCAGACCACATCGACCTCTCCCCGCGGCTGCCATGCACCAGCAGGAGCGCAGGCCAGACATCTGGTGAAGCCCCACCACGTCCCCCCCGATCTGTGAACCTGCATTTCCAATGGGCGCTGGCAATGAGGGCAGTTCATGTGCACGAATGCTCCGGCAAATTGGGGGAGAAGACAATGAAGCTTCTTGCTGCGGTGGTGGCAGTCGCTGCGATGCTGACGACATCAGCGGTGGCTCAGCAGCCTAAGCTGGAGATGTGCAACAATCGGCCGAACACGCCGGACAAGACGTGCCTGGTGGATGGCGACACGCTTTGGCTCCACGGCGAGAACATTAGGCTCAAGGACTTTGACACGCCGGAGCCTCAAACAGCGATCTGCGGCGGCGACAATGAGAAGGCGCTTGCATCAATGGCCAGTGCTCGGATGTTGGAACTGCTCAACAGCCACGATTGGACGATCGAGTACTTCGGTCACGATAGCACCAGCAGCAAGCGCCGGCTGGCGACAATCAAGATCGGCGGACAGGACGTTGGGGACATACTGATCAAAGAGCACCTGGCGCGCCGATGGCCTGATGGTGAGGAGTGGTGGTGCGAGTGAGCACATACCAATGGACCACGGACGATGATGAGATCGCCCTAGACGCGATCACCGTCGGCATTGGTAGCGATGCGCAGGCATTAGCTGCCGTCGGCATCGAACCGGAAGAACCGACAGCCTCGATCTACTGGCCAGACTGGATCACCCAGGGCGACATGGTGAAGGCTGCCATGGAAGGCCCCTACTCTGTTCCTGAGGCCCTAGAACGGGCGGAACTGCTCTGTGCGCTGTGGGCTTATGAGCGGGGTGGCAATCAGCCTGCAGCACCGATCCGTCTGGCGCGACGACTGGGGCAAGCTGTCGGAAATCGAGGGGCTGGATTGAGGCGCGGCTCCGAACACCCGGTAGATACAGACGGATCATACGCCTGGATGGAGGCGCTTCGTGTTTTGGCTAAGGCCCCGCACGATGGCGCCGGCCGTGGTCCACCCACTGGAATATCGCTGCAATCATTTAAAGAAGGGGCTGGTGACGCTACCCGCAGCTCTTCGGAGGGAGACGGTAGGTAGCGCCAGGTGACACGGTGCGCCGGCATGGTTAACCAGGGGTTAACGCCTAAGGAGACGTGATCGATGTGCGCACGATCCATCGTTGAGATGAGATACTAGCGGACCCAAGGCGTTGATGACGCCAAATTATCTACCGCAAATTACTTGCGTGCAGTCCATTGCGCCAGTTAGGCTTCTTGAACCGACAGGGGGTCGTTCTGCCGGGGTTGCTATAGATGTGTCGAGAAGCGCATTCATTGCAGCGATTGAGGCCGTTTGCTCGAGATTGCACGTAGTCTACCTGTGGTGCACTGGTTACAGCATCGGCGAATAATTACCGGGAGGAATACATGCCTTTTCGTACACTGGCCTCGGGACTGCTGCTTAGTGCATCATGTTTGGCACCCATCACGAGCTTGGCCACTGAGGCCACCAATGCAAGCGGCTTGAGTGGTGCTTACTCTGGCGAAATGACGTGTGAAGACCGGCGGTACGGCGCAGTCATTTCGTTTGCCAATGTTGGGGATGACCTGCTAGCGCGTCGGTGGATTGAAACGCTGGGAAAAGCTAGCGATGAAACCCCCGCGTTTGAGCATCAGGATATCGTTTTTCAGGTTGAGCCAACGTCTGAGGGCTTTCAACTCACTCCTGTGATCGACATCTCCAGCCCAGGTGAAAAAAAGGCTGTAGACGCTTTCAATCTGCAGGTGGCCGGATCAGGCGAGCAACTGACCGGCAGTGACCCGGATTGCGCATTCGACCTGAAGAAGCTTGGCGTGCCCCTAGCGATGCCGGGCGACTTGCCGGCGGGCTACAGCTCCGTAATGAGAACGGGCGTCGGCATCAATCAAACTTTGCTTCTGTTCTCCGATCAATTTGGGGCGTTTATGCTGCTCGCTTCTAGAAATAGCGCCTGCATGTACGCGCTGTCTCCCGATGGTGAGCACTTCCATCGGAGCACTGCCTTTGGTGAGGGTTTCTGTGCCGACGGGAGCGTGACACTCGCCGGCGCTGGAAAGACTACCTGGATCGCATCTGATGGTGACGCCACGAACCTTCAACTAAAAGAAACCTCCACTTACGCTAGCCGGGTCGACGAATTGCCGGTTAGCATTGCTGGTTGGAAAGCTGCGAGCCTCCAGCAGGAAGCGGAGCAGAAACGTGTCGAAGATTTCTTGAAACAGGGCGGGGACGAGCGCTCGGCGTTCTCAGGTCTCGACTGGCGAATCAACGGCATTCCCCTGGCCCTCGACTACAAAGCCGCTATGGCGGATGCCCATCCTGATGTGAGCATTCCGGCGGCAACCTGGAAACATGGTGGGACGGCGCTCCGACCACCAATTGCCACTCGCGAAGAACTCGGCTTCGTCAACTTCGGCGTGACTGATATTCACGGTGCCAGTGATCGTACTGTGGTGTCACCGACCCATTGGCACTCCGGCATGCTGATGCATCGTGTCGAGCGCCAGATATCCTCCTCCAATCCTGAACTTATGCCCACGGCAGACTCGTTGTTGGCGACCGTCCAGGCCGCGTTTGGTGACTATCCTTCGACGGACTGGGTGGTTTACGGGCAAGGCGGACTGGGCGCGCAGGGCTTCGAGATTGTTCAATACCCAGTCCGCGATGGACAGGTCGGCGATTTTCCCTGTTTCCGGATAGACACAGCGCTTGGAGCGATGAAGACGACCGAGGAAAAGATCGAGTACTACCGGGATATACTGGCCAAGGTGGAGACGGGCGGCTACTGCGAAGGCCTCTTGGCGGTTATGTACTCGGAAGGTCGAATGGGGCGTCTTCGCGACTACAAGATAATCGCTCGTGACTTCGCTATGGAGGCGCAGAATGAACTTCAGGACATCGAGATACGCCTCAAATTCTCCGAAGATTATGTTGAAGCGATGCCGGAGGTTAAAACAAAACTCTAAGGACCTAGTCCGCGCCAGCTGGTAAATTGATCGCGGTCGACGCGGCGCAACGAGCGCCTAGATACAAAAGTTTCTGAGAGGGATGCAGTAGGTTTCTCCGGTCCTGCGTCCGACTGGCAAAGCCATTCTTATACAGCATCCCTCTTCTCTACTTCACCGACTTTGCAATCTCCCGATTGAGTTCGCGTATGTCGGTGCGGGCCTCGTCAATCTCGCGCTCGGCGGAGGCAACGGATGCGGTGTTGGCCTCGAGCGCCTTTGTATTCTCGGCCAACCGAGTACTGAGCCGACCGAAGGCGGCGATCATCTCATCGGCTTTCTTGCCGTCGATCACGGCACCGAGGATGCGGGCGTTGTCGGTCGCCGGTGGAGCCTTCCGCCCCATACGCTCCCCAAGCCAAGCTAAACCAACAATGATCGCCAAGCAGACGACGAAGAGCACAACAGCCCAGGGCGGCAGCTGCGAAAGATCAGGTAGGACCACTGCTCTCTCCGACGTCTTTGGAAGCCCTCAGGATGTTGGCCAACTCCAAGACGGCGAAGGCTGGGTAAACAGCAAGCCAAGTGCTGATCACGCCTGAGGCGGCGAAGGCACAGGCCCAGCCCACGAATATGAGGCATCCGACGCCGGCCGAGACCTGCCGGATGCGAGGGGTTACATGTTTCCGGGCGCCATTGACGATGAGGCCGACGAGCCTCAACAGACCCAACAGCACCATGATCCAGCCAAGCAGGTTCTCGTCGCCGAATAGCGTTCGGAAGCCTGCCCACGACGGTTGTTCGAAGGTCACCTCAGGCAACAGGAGTACAAGCCCGAGCAGCGCGGTGACGACTGCCAGAAACCACTCCGGCAGCCGTGGGCCGAACCTATGGGCGACCTGCACCCATAGGGCCTGACCTGAATAGGAAGGCCGGTCCATGGTCACTGGCCGAGCGGCTTCTTCGTCGCCCCGACCTTGCGGCCATACCAGGCATAGAACAGACCCCAAGCTTCGATGAGCATCAGAATGATGTGCGTCAGGTCAGTGAAGTCGGTTTCATCCACAGCGAAGCCCAGGAAGCGGCTTGTGACGAAGCTGACGGCAGCCACCCCCACGCCGATGAAGATGCGGCTCCTGAACCACGGCTCGCTGTTCGTGGCGTTCACCACTACCGGAGCAACCTGCTTGGTGACCTCGGCCGCGATCTTGTCGGCGTATTGGTTCTGCACCGGCACGTCCTGCCGGGTGATGGTGTCGAACACCTTGCTGAACACGGTGGAGAAGATGGTCTCTGCGATAGCCATTGCGGCCTCCTATGAAAAGAAAAAGGCCGCCGAAGCGACCAGGACGAGAGCGATGATGAAGATGGCGATGAGCCAAGGTGGGGGCTTGGAAGCGCCGCTGGCAGGGTTGGCAGGTGCCGGTTCCGGGTAGTGGTCGATGTCGGGGATGGGCGGTGTCGAGGTGTAGCCGCCCGCCTTCAGCGCCTTCTCGAACTGCATGGCGTGGCCACCGATGAGAGCGGCCTTGTCGGTGCCATTGACGGTGCGGCGAGCTTCGATGAACTCCCTGAGGTCTTCATCGTCCTCTTCGTCCACATCATCGATGTAGTCGGTGAGCCCCTTGCCGGTGAACCAGCCCTCCATCGTGCCGACCACAAGAATGCGGGCGGAGGTTGCGAGGTCGAGCGCTAGTTCCGGTTTGCCCTCAAGATCGATGCCGAGCTTGCCGCCGGCAAAACGATAGTTGCGTCGCCCGGTGATCATCACCTGCCCCCTACCCCGATAACGGTAGCCATCTCCCGCGACGGTGTTGCCCAAACGCTTGCCGATAGATGTGCCCGGCTCATACTTATTGAAGTAGGAGCGAGGGCCATACTCTGTGATCGGCTGCATGGTGCCGTCCGTCTCGCGGATTGGCGTGGCTAGGACATAGGCCAGACGCTGCAGGCTGCCGTCGCCGTAGCGATCCCAGGCGGTGAGAATGGCGTTGATGCCGTCCACCTGCCCTTGGTTCAGCGATCCCCCGAACAGGTGCTTACGGACGTGCGTAAAGAACGCCTCTGGCTTCAGAAGCATGGAAGTTCTCCGATGTATGTTGAGGGGCAGGCGTATGGCCGGTTAAGCGGACGTGCTATGCCGCGATCCAAACCGAAGGATGAATCATGGCGACGATGTATTTTGTTCAGGGCTTCCGAGCCAAAGGCCGGAAGTTGCAGCCGGACCAGCCTCAAGCTGCCAAGACAGCAGAGGCCGCCATAGCGACAGCGGAGCGGATCGCTCCTTCTCGGACGGGTGTGTGGGCCTACTCAGCAGACATTGACGTCGAAGCTGACACCTACGACGAACCAAGGGTGCTGTTCAGGTCAGGGACTTTGCCGCCTGGCCTCGCCGACTAAGTTCCGGCCAGCTACGACGTACGTTTGCGTCAGGGCGCCAAGCTTCGGTCGCAGGCCATCGTAGAAAGCCTTGCGGTTCTTGGTGGTCTCCGATGGTTGAGTTGATCTGTGAGGTCGGCGGGGCTACTGCGGCAGCCATGACGACGCAATTGCACGTAGAGAGACTGGCCTTGGCCGAAGCCGGGTCCGCGGAAGTGTTGGTGCTACCTGGAGCCTGGTGGGCCTCAGACCGACTGAAGCGACAGGGATGGTTCAGGGCGGCAAACGCCGCTGCTGCATCCCCAGGAAAGAGCAACAGTTCCCTCTTCCGAGTTCATGTGCCCTACCAGCTGGCAGAGTTGCTCCACGTCGAATTGCGCTAATAATCTGCTCTTCGCTCAGCTCCAGGACATCGACGAGCGGCTCGCCGCCGCGCGGCGCTAGGCCGTAGGCCACTTGTGATCGCCAAAAGAGCAACGAGCCGGCAAGCTCGCCTGTTAACCGGCGGCAAGCGTGGTGAACCGTCCCTCTGATCCGCGCTTGCACCAGCACCTACGCAGCCCCAAAGAAGCGAAGCCGTCGCCCCTTCCCAGCATCTTGAACACTCGCTTCAGGAACCGTTCATGCGCGGTCGCGCTTAATCTCCTGCAACGATGGAGATCGATATGAGCAAGCCTCTTCGCATCACCGTCCTTGCCGCTGGGGGCACGGCAGCGACGGCTTACTTAGCTTGGTTTTGGACCACCCTTTTCGCGGCCGCAGCTGCCATCCTCGCAGCACTGGTGTGATTATGGAAAACTTGGAACATACGTTTGCCGGGGTCCGCGACCCGCTCCGCGACAGCTTTGAGTTGATCGACTTGGCACGCATAGCGCCTTGGGTCTGGGATGAAGTGAAAACCGTCGGTCCGACCCGCGTGCTTCGGGCTGTCCGAAACCTCGGTAGTGATCCGAAACAGCCTCAGCCCATGCGGACGTGGGTGAAAGCACTGCGTCAGCTAGAGCGACTGCCAGCCGCAGCAGCCTAATTGTAGCCGTAGCGATCGCGCGAAAGCGGCCCCAGCGGAACTGAGGTTCATGACGTTCTCCAATTGCAGGCTGAGCGCCGCTGAGGCGCAGGTAACGCTCTTTGCTGATGCTTTATGGAGGACGCCTAGGTCAGAACGGCCGAGATAATTGGGAGACATGTGCGCGCGATAAAGCCGACCGGCCTGGTCACCAGCGGCGGCACTTTTCTGCAGCTAGCAACTGCGGGTCCCGAGAAGCGTTGAGTGTAATCGGCTCAAGGAGGTTAGGATCAGAGATGGACGCGCGACAGGATCATGCCAGGAAGATTTTCGACCTGGGTCTGCTCAGACTCGAGAAAGATAAGCCCGATGTGGGGAAGCCGCCGATTGACGCGATCAACGGCAGGGGTAGCCCCATACCTCAACCGCGGGACGCAAAAGGCAACACTCACTGAAGTTTATGGACGGAGCGCCTCTTATGGTGCGCTACGAAGAATGCCGCCACCCGATGTTTCCCGGGTGGCAAAGGCGCACTTTCTGTGAAGAGAGAAGCCCGCCATTGGCGGGCTTCATAGGGCGGAACGTTGCAGTTCACCTGCTAATGCACACTCTGGCTATTCTCACGCCTTTGGTTGTGATCGGTGCGGGGTTCGTCGGATTCATCGTCAAGGCGGGCGAGCAGTTCGTTTGCCTCCTCTTTGCTGAGCGGCTCCCACTGCCCCTCCTGTCTGCGATGAACCATTCCTTCAATCAGGCGATACGTCATGGGTTTCACTCCCGCTCTTGCTCTAGGTTGCACTAAAACGTCGAAGGGCTCGATGTAGTTCATTCATGGTGAAACACGCATTTGCGATAATCGAGCTGCTTCGAAGTGCGGTTCTGGAAGGCCACAGGCTAGCTCCAGGAAGGTACCTGGGGCGCGCAGCGGAGGGGATGCAAGTCTAACAGTTGTACGTGCCCGACCGGTCCGCCCCATCCCCCACCCGCCGGCAGCCCATCGACTGCTCAAAGCTGATAGCGGAGGGCTTGGCAGTGGTAGTCTCGGATATTTCGACTGACTGCTAGCGCGCTTACTAAACCCAAAGCGCGTCGTCGCTCAGATCGGCAGGGATAGGCTCCATGGCCTCGATCTCGTTCGACCGCTCACGAAGGCGGTTTATCTCAGTCCAAGCAGCCATCGCTGAGTTCTGCCGCTCCTGGAGCTTCTTCGGCCACTTTGCCGGATCGGTGCCATGCTTCATCATGGCGTCCAGAGCAGCAGCCTGCGTAGTGTTTTGCTTATGGATCGGCATGACCTCTAGGATTCGCCGCTCACACTCGCGCTTTACGTCAACCGAACGGATCGCTCGTGCCTTAGCGGGGTTGATCCTGATCTTGCTCATTGCTGCACCTCTTCAGCCTCAGTCGCGGCCTCAGCCTCATGCTCTGCCTCGGTCGCCGCCTCTGCCAGCCGCTTTCTCTCTTTCGCCTCTGCCGCGTCCTTCTGCTGCTTCTGTTCAGAAAACCATGCCTCCGGCCCGATGCCGTGACCGTCTGGCTCGCTGAAATCGACCTCCCAAGCGCTGATCAATGCGCGATCAGGTAGCTCGTCGGCGTCCACGATGATGAAGGGTGCCCGCTCGGGAACATCCTTGCGCCCTGCCTCAAGGATTGAGAACTCCGGTGCCGGGGTCAGCACGTGAACGCCGCCCTCGGGGTTCTGAAAGACTATGGCCTGCATGGTTCACCTGTGTACTGCGAAGGAAAGCGTTGTGGGGCCGTTGTCGTCCGTCCACAGGTAGAACCCGCCAGTGTCGTAGCTGTAGGCCCCGCCCTTTTGGAGATCGTTTGTGGTCGTGACGCTATAATTGGCGTCTGGCATGGGTGTGGAGAAGTTCACCCGGTAACGTCCAACAGCCTGATAGACGATGGATGATATGCCTCGTGATGCCCTCAGTAGACCGTTAGAGGGGTTATAGTTGCCCCAGGCGCGGCAGGGTATGTCGAGGAACAGCCCATTGAAGCCCGGTATAACGCTCCAGAATTGACCATCGAGCGCCGCATTTAGCAGCTCGATGTCGAAGCCGGTACGCCAGCTGAAGTGTGCGCCAGTGGGGTTCTGATAGAGCGCCCGGAAGATCATGCCCCAGGTAGCGTCGGCGTATATGGCTCCCGAAACGTAGCTGCCGCCAGCACCAAGGATCAGGGAGCCGCCGAGCCCTAACCCGCCCGACATTGTGTCGCCAGCTTGATTGACGTAGCGGGCATCTAGTTCAGTGGCCGTCTTATAGACCCGATCCCATTCACCCCAAATCTTGTCCCGCTTATGTTTGCGATAGGATTTCGTGTCGCCGGGGCCTGCTGTCACGAAGTCCGAACCTTCGATGACAATGAAGTCTGGCGAGTTGACCGTCACCAGTGCCGTGAACCAGCCGGGAGCCGGTGCATTGGCGGCGTTGTCTCCGATGTACCAGCCGTTCTCCGTAACGGCGTGCCAGTCGGTCGTGCCCTTGGCGACAATGCCGAGGCGCCCCAAACCCTGCAGTAGTTCGCGTGCCGATGGGGGGAACTCAGCAAGGGCCTTCTGCCCTGCCCCCGTGTAGTAACTGATCTTGTCCGCAGCAGAAGGAAGCTCAGCCTCCGCTTGGAGGTTGCCGTTGCCTAAAGTTTCCACCAGGTTCCGCGCCTGCGCCGATACACGAGCCCCGTCAGGCTGGTAGCGCATCCGATAGGCAACACCGGCAAGTGTTGGGCCTTCCCACGGCTTGGTGAGCGTCCCTGCCGTGTTGCTGGTGATGGAAGAGATGACCCCGACACGCCCGCTTGCGCCGGCAATGTCAAGGATGGTGTCGCCTTCCTTGAACCCGGCGAGTTGCCAGCCCGCACCGGCGCCGGTGAAGGCGGCAGAGCCGTTGGTGAGGGTGATCAACCCTGCAGTATAGTCGGAGAGAGCGGGCATGGATGCTCCAATAGAAAAAGCCCGCTGCACTTGCAGGCAGGCGGGCGCGATGGACTCTTTGGTGGTTGTCTGCTTCGCTAGGCGCTGATCAGCGGGAGGGGGGAACTAACAATTGGCAGAACAGATCGACACGAGAGCATTCGTGATGGCTCTAATAGCGATGCAGGTACGTACCATCAGCGAGATAGCGGCAATGGCGCCTACGCCTGAGAAGGCGCGCGAGATACTGTTCCACTTCGAGGAGACAGTCTTAGCCGACCTCGACAAACTCACTATCTCGCTTCTGCCGAGTGAGTCTCCCGAGCGGTTGGACCAGATCCGAGCGAACGCGAAAGAAGTGGTGACGAGCCTTCTGGCTGCGACGAAGTTCCACTAAGGCGTCCGATTAATCCGGGAACAGGAACTTGAAGGTGCTCAGTGTAGCGGGCTGAGACGGCTGCGGACATTGCGATGCTCCAGACGTTGACAATGAGCGCCTGTCACCTTCATGGTGCGGCCCTCAGTTTTTGGTGGTTGAAAAGGTGATCCTACGGATGGCGGAAGAGGAAGCTACGCGGGCAGCTACTGAGTCGCTGCGGCTTTACTTACTTGCGAAATTTCCAAAGAACGCAGAAACCTAGTGGTTGTAGTCGAGAACTTGGTAGTAGAACGAGAACTCGGGATTAGTCCCCGCTCGATTTGACTGCACACGGAGACCGTCGAGGTCCGCATAGCAGGCAACACGGTGGTAGTTGTAGATAGTGTTGCCCTCTAAATCTTGGTATTGGTTCTCATATGACCAGTAGAACCCGTTGAAGGTTGACAGCATTGAGTAGATGCCGTCGGGGTAGACCTCCAGAAACTGGACGAGTGGTGTGGACGGGAACGTCTTACCGTAGCTGATGAATCTGAAGCCAGCCTCGTTCCAGTCACAGTTAACTGTGTTCTCCGTGAGGTGGGAGGCTTGGCTAAAATCCGACGAGAACAGCAGGCCCGTGACACCGGTCGTCAGCACGTCATGCCCGGGCTTTGAGACCTTCAGACCAGAGGAGTTGAGGAGGACGCGATTAGCCATCAGAATGCCACCGGTATGGTCGTCACCGCCCAAGTGATCGTCGTTGGCAGGTTCCCACCGCCGGGACGGTCGTTCAGGCGCTTAATGCGGAAGGAGCTCCAAGACAGGCGCTCGAAGGCTACCATGTACCGTGGGCAGGAGAGCATCACGAAGGGGTGGAAGCCCATGTCAACGTGATTGATCGCGCCCGTGAAGTCGTTGTACGGGGGAGCGGCCACGATGCCGCTGTGCACGACCTGCATGGCCTGTCCATTAATTGACATCAGCATCTGGCTCTCCGGCGCGTCGAGGACGTTCCAGCCCGGCTTGGAGACCCACAGCCCGTGCGCGCCTCCCCAACTTCCTAGAAGGACGCGCGCAGTCATCGGGTGAACACTTGCCAGCCGACCCGCGTCCCGGTAGGTCCGCCGATCCTGATGAAATTCTTAGCTACTGTCACTCCGATTCCGTCCGTAACGTATAGACCGTCGCTTCTCTTGTGGTAGGCGATGGCCAGCGGATAGTGGCTCTGGGTTTCGAACTCTACGGTCAATACTCCATTGCCGAAGCTCCCGGTGGGCAGAACGTCTTGACCGCTCCTCAGCAGCTTGTACGCCGAGCCCCAGCGACTGTCGAAGGCCACATGCTTGGGGAACAAGTTGGAGTTGAGAACATCTTGGCCGGGAACTGAGACCCTGAGACCATAGCCCCCACCGGGAAGCGGACCTAGTACTACTCTATAAGTCATGTATTGTCCGTAACCAAGATGCGTCCCTCTGGGCCTTGGATGAATACATGCGGCCCCACCTGAAGCACCCCGCTGATCGTGGCATCCTGAGCAAGAACCTCGTCAGCATTCACCTGAATGGAGTCGATGAAGGACGCCGAGATATTGTCAGCCGTCAGATCCTTAATGAAGGCGTTCGCCACCCGGATCGCAGACCCGTCGAAGATGAAGGGAGTACCTTCAAAGCCTGGAGCCATGACGACGAACTGATCAGCGACGTTGACGATACGGCTCTGGCTGCCATTTACTTCGATGAAGAAGGCAGCCTCGGTGTCCTCGGCATTGAGATAGATGGCGTACCGAACCCATCCACCCGTGCCACCAGCGACAGCCTCTGCTCGGATCGTGATGCTGGCGGCTACGCCATCCACCTCCGCATTTAGAGCCGTAATGGCCTGAGCGTTCGCCTTGGTCTTGCCGTCCACCGTGCCAATCTCAGACTGAAGCAGTGTGATCGCCGACGACACATCGTCGTTGGCCTTCGTCTCCAGCGCGGTGAGGTCCTGAGCAACGGCAGTTACCTCGTTCCCAACGGTCTCGATCTGCGTCGTGAGGGCTGACACCGCTGATGCAAGGTCTTCTTCGACCGTAACCTCAAGCGTTTCGATCCGGTTAACGATGGCCGATCCTGGCCCCGTGGCAACCGTAATTGCCTCAAGGTACTTGGCGGTAACGTTCTCCGCCGTCATGGTTAGTTCACGGCGGATTTGTTGGTGTGCCGCGTAGTTGGCCAATATCTCGTCGGCCGTGGATAGGGCGAGAGCTTGGGCTTGCTCTAGCTCCTCGCGGGAGTTGCCTGCCCAGGCCAAGTAGCCCTGTATGTCATCCGCTAGAGCCGGAAGATCGATGTTCTCATAGACCACATCGAGGGCAGAGAGCTTGATGTCGGGCGTGGTGATCGCAAACCAGCCCGACCACTCAGCAGCAGGCGGGCCGATGAAGATGCCACGGACGGAAACCGGCGTGTTGGCCGGGAACTGCCCTTGCAAGACATTGTACCATGGCGCTGCGTACGGGTGTGCATCGCTGTCAAAGATCAGCGCGCCGTTCTCATCACCAACGCGCACCTGCACACGCACACGTTCAACACTGGACAATCCAGATGCGTAGAGCACTAGAATGCTTGGCCGACGCGCTCGACCTTGCTCGTCCTCCACCTCCCAAGGAAACACCTGCCAGCCCGTCATAGGCATGGGACGGGGGCCAACAAGGGCCAGAGGACCATCGATAACCGGACGGTAGTCTGTAGCCTGGTCCCAATCATAGTCGCTAGGATCGACCTCGGTTAGATCGAGGATCACGTCCAGATTGGACTTGTAGACCACGCCATCGACGCGGAAGAGCTTGGCTTCATAGCCGTTGCGGGCCGAGGTCCATTGAACCACGTCGCCAGCTTCTAGCGGGCGTGCTTCAGGGCCAAGAACCAAGGTGTGCCGGCGAGCGCGTAGAGCCTCAGACAGCGCTCACGTCATCAACCGCTGCGCCTGCGCCGCATAAGGCACCAGATCCAGCGAGACAGAGGCCATCAGCCGGCGATTGCCAGCGAGAACCTCCAGATCAGGACGCAGGATCGGGGGTGCCTTCTTGGCGTTCCAGCCCTCTGCTGGGTTCGGATAGGCGGCATCCACTCCGTTGACAGTATCGGCCAGCGATAGGAAGGGACTGAAGCTCTGCTCTTCGGTCGAGAGAATGTCGGCATCGGTGAAGGCGAACACGGGAGTGCCGGGAGGCCCGACGAAGATCGAATAGGTGCCACCCGTCTCTACCAGCCGAGCATTCGCCGCGGTTAGTTCCGCCTCGACGGTAGTCGCCACCTGAGCGCCCACCTGGATTTCACCACCGGCCCGATAGGTCGGCTCAGTGCCGTTCGGCCCTGCTATCCCAGCCTGAGCGGCATTGATCCCAGCGATCCAGTTCGCCACCGGCAAACGTGCCGGCGCGGTGTTTTGCATTCCATAGAACCACTGCCCATTGTAGCGGATGCCGCGCAGCAGGTTGTAGAGGTGCACGATGGGGTTGAAGTCACCCACGCCGCCCCACGTCGCTGGATTGTCCCAGCGGTGAGCGCCAGAGCCGCCGACCGAGCTATCCTGAGCGGGATTGTACCAGCGCACACCATTGGTGACGAACTTGAGGCTTGGGATGCCCTGAAAGAGTGGCTTGTCGCCTTCGTCGTTGCGCTCTGGCGCCCTAGCGGTGATGATGACATAAGGCACGCCATAGGCGACGCGGCTTGAACTATAGGGTCGGTCTGGATCGCTGCCGAACGTCGAGACCAAGAACGGATCTGCCGAGGTCTGTGAACCGTCATAGAACTTGATCCACAGGTGGTCTTGCCCGCCCTTACGGAACTCCGCTACCGGCCACCCGTAGCTGCCGTGCGCCTCGCCCTTGAGCAGGGTGCAGTCCACACCATCAACGATGGGGTAGAGCAGCTCACGGATGGGCAGATCGCCTAGGGCAATGACGCGGGCCGACATGACTCCGCCGTCGCCAAAGGTATTGTGCCAGGCCAGAGAGCCTGCCGTGCAGTTCCAGCCTAGATTGATCGAGCGAGGCACGTCCTCGCCCGCCTGGAGCTTGCCCTGCACACCGAAACGCGGCGGCTCAGGTTCGCCCTGCATGGACTTGCCGATGAGGCTGAAGGCCACGCCGGTCGCGATCTGGAGGGCGGCAGCCGTGGCAGTGCCGAGCCACGCCAAGCCCGTCGCGGTCGCAACAGATGCGCCAATCGCCGTAAAGATTGCCATGGAGGGTTAGCCTACGTTCTTCAGGTAGTGAGTTTCGGCTTCACGGAAGCCAGCGCGGCGGTAGATGATCCCGGCACGCGGAAAACTGGAGAGTGCTGCCATGCCCGCGAAGGCGCAGCCCTGTTCTCGAGCCCACTGCTCATAGGCGGCGAGCATATCCGTTGCGTGTTTGCCGCGTGCCTCTGGAGCGATCCACCACACCGTCTCCATGGCGTAGCGGAGGGCAGCAAACGGGTGTTCCTGGCTAGAGGCTAAGAGCACCGCCTGAGCGGTTTCCCCGGCCACCAGCGCCAGCAAATGAGGCTCTGCAATGTGTCTGTCCACCAATGCAGCCGCATGAGGCGCGCTGAAGGCGAAAGGCAATGCTGCGGCTTCATGCGCCGACCGGAGCAACCGAACCATGGCTGTGCGATCCGCTGGAGTGGCAAAGCGCACCATCACAGGAAGCCGAGAAAGTTATTCCACCCAAAGAGGCCCTTGGGCTTGGAGGTCTCGACCTTGTTTTCGCCCACGGCGCCCCAATAGTGATCCCAATCCCCGCACACCGCAGCATCCCGGAAGAAGTCGTCGCCGGGAGCGCGGACTTGCTGATCCTCATGGCTGCGTGTGGCAGGGTTGGACCGGAGCAGTTCCTGTGTCCCGCTCGCACAAGTCAGGATCGCAGCACCGTCCTCGTTCTCGCTCGGCGTGCGGATCTCGATCTGATCCACGAACCCGACGAACCAGGGCTCTGCCGGGTCCACCAGCTTGCGGCTGTCTGGATCGAGCAGCCCCGTATGGATCTCCACCCGCGCCTGCTTGCAGTCATAGAGGCGGATTGCCTCCTCCACCTTCTCGTGCAGTTGCGACATGGTGACGGTGACGTTCTGCGTGCTCACCCCCACGATGGAGGGAATGTCGCTGATCTGGATCAGAGAGCCAGAGCCGTAGAAATCGCGCAGCACCGGAGCGCCGGTATCTGGATCGACCACCAATGCGGAGATGTTGGCGAGGTCAGAATAGAACCCGACCGTGACCGGAGCGCCTGTCCCGCGATCCCGCGCCGTGATGGTCAGGAAGTCGCGCGGGAGCAGCCGGCGGGCTGAGAGAGCCGCCACAGTGTTTGCTGGATAGGATTTCATCTTAGCCCCGCGCTTCCGTGGCGCTGAAGGAGATCGAGCCCCTGCCCGTCCGAGGATCGGCACTGGACGACAGCGAGTTCGGATCGATCGTCATCAGGCACCAGGGCTTGTCGATAATAACCGCCTGCCCTGTAGCCGTTCCCGGCCATAGGTGCGGAGTGATGGTGAGTACACCCGTAGGATCGCCAGAGGCAGGCTCCAGCGCCCGATAGAGGCTTGAGCCGATGCGGAGCATGTCACCGATGGAAAGGCTGATGTTGACCAGCCCTGCCACGCGGACTGTCTTGTCATCATCGCCAATGGTGTTGAGCGTTCCGGCTGGCAGTGCAGCAGAGCCAGGATGCGCAATCGGCCGGCACCGGCTCGACTGCCACGCCTTGAACGTCATCTGGCTAATCATCGCCTGCTCAATGCGAGCCCGCCACGCATCCAAGGCATTCGGAGAGAGCGTTTTGCTCTGCCACCGGCCCCGCCAGATCGGTTGACCGAAGTCCTTGACACGAGTGCGGCCGGAAGCGTGCCGGGATTGCTCCTGCCGCGCCATCAGCGCGAAGTCGGTGGACCAGCCGGGGAAGCCCGTCAGCAGATCGAGAGGTTCGGTCAGCGGCACGTAGCACCTCTGTTGTGCGACTAGATTGAGCGTGCAACCATTGGCTCACACAGAACCTATGGAGCAGGCGGATTATGGACGTTGTCGTACGAGGAATCGGGAACTTCGACGCTGGCTTGAGCGGCAAAGTAACGATCGTGGACGAGATGGACCCGGACAGGTGGGTGGTTGTCACTGCAGAAGTGTGGGTGCAGGCCTCCGATGACATCAGCATCGCCGAGGTCGAACGCTCTATGAAAGAACGAGCTAAGGCGGCACTGCAACGTGCTCTGGACTCCTTGGATTAGGACCTCACCACTTGCGACGTCGCGTCGTAATGATCTCTTTTACGCGTGCAGTGAACTCAGCCTTATCCTTGGCAACGACCCGCTCAAGCCGGGCAACCGCCGCCACGTCAGCTCCGCGCGCGTCGATCACGGGAGCATAGGTGAAGCCGCCGCCGGAGCCACCAGCAGCGCTAGCATCCGGCAGCTGCGGGATGATGGTGCCGTTCTGGTCCGGCACGAAGAGTTCGGCGCGCTTCTCGCCGACCACATAAGCCTGCCCACGACGGACTGGTCCGCCATGCTCGCGCCGGGGAATGCCAGGGAACAGCGCGTTGCCGAGTCCGCCCGATAGGCCCGAAACACCCATGCTCAGCAGTTGCTGGCCAATATCTCCGATTAGGTTGCGGAAGATCTCGCCCGCGTCCTTGCCCTCCAAAAAGCCGTCTATGACGGTGTTCAGAGCCTGCTGGGATGCGGTGTCAAAGAGCGCCATTGCCTCGGCGTTCTTTTCGATCTCCGAACGCTGCGCCTGTAGCGCCGTCATGGCGCCCTGGATTTCCTGCCCGTAGGCAGACTCCAGGGTCACACCCGCCGACTTCAGGGCATTGTAGAGCTCTTGCTGTTCGGCAGTTCTACCCAGCTGGGTCTGCTCGTGCTGGAGATCGGCAACAAGCTGGCGAACCGCCTCGGCTTGCTTCTCCAACACGGAGGCAGCTTCAGCAGGGGTGGTTTCCGCTGCCGGGTCGCCGATGTCGCGGGGCTTGGGTCGACTGAGGTCTGCCCGCAACTGGTCAATGGCGCGGCGCTTGAGTTCAGCATAGGTGGCGTCACGCTCCGCCTGCAGCTCCGCCAGCTTACCGCTGTCCATCTGCACGCCCATGTTCCCCACAACATCGGGCGCATAGTCAGCGCCAGCGGCAGCGATGAGGTTGTCCAGCTTCTCCAGATCGGACTGCAGCCGAGCGGTGCCGCGGTTCGCGAGGTTCTGCATGCTGTCGGAGATGTAGTTGATACCGCTCGCCAACCCGCCAGCAAGCTGTGCCGTCCAGATCAGGATCGGCGCCAGCTCAATCAGCGCCTGCTTGAACTGCATGTCGATCACCTTGGTGGCGGTGCCGAATTCGTCGTTCATCTGCTCGGCACGGGCCAGCAGGTCCCGATCAATGATCAGACCCAGATTGCGAGCATTGCGCGCGGTTTCCTCTAGGGCAGCCGATCCACCCTTGAGCACTTCGACCATGCGAATGCCGCTATCACCGAAGGCCGCCGCAGCGATTGCAGCGCGCCGGCTGGCATCACCTTCCTTGTCCAACGCATCCGCGACTAGGCGAAGACGCTCCTCCTGGCTCTGCGTGAGCTGGATGGACTGGAGCAACTCTGGGTTCAGCGCCTTGAGCGCCGTCACCATGCGGCCCTTGCCCTCGGCCGCCAGACCAGCGTTCTTGATGAACCCCGACATGGCACTGGAGAGCTCGTCGACGGACATGCCACCGAGTTCGGCGGCGTAACCCAGCTCCTGGAAGAACTCCGGATCCAATCCCGAGGCCTTGGCCTGCTTGGCGATCTTGTCGAAGTCATCCATGGCCGCCTTGGCGGTACCAAGGGCGGCTCCGACAGACAGCAGCGGGGCCAAGGCAAGTGTTGCGCCCTTGGCAAAGGCGCCGAATGCCCCTGCACCGAGCTTGGAGAGGCGAGACTCCAACCGGGCGCCCCGCTGCTCAATACGGGTGAACTGCTGGTCCGTGGTCCGCTGCGCCTTGGCCAGTGACTTTTCATACTGGTTGATGCGAGCCTCAAGGCTCACAACCAGCTTCTCCAGTTGCGCCATTCAGACCTCAGGGGTTGGAGTGCTCAGCCGAGCCGGCGCACCATGTCCTGGTGCTCTTCGAAAGAGGGCGGGGCGACTTCGTCCTCTGCCCCATTGGCGCGCCTGTGGAAGTCGATGCAGGCGTTCATCTCCCAGAGGGTCATCTGGTCCACCTCGCGGGGCGAGAAGCCCATCACTGCGCCCCAGCCGTAATATCCGGAGAAGGCGATGCGACCGGTTCCGTCGCCTCTGTCCTGGCCTTCTCCGTCCCTGCTTTTCCCGGCTGGTCATCCTCCGGCCCGACGAGAGCCGATAAAAGCACCGAAGCGGCGAGGGACAGGTTCTCCAGTGGCGGACGGAGATCCACATAGCGGGACACCAAGACATAGGCTTCGCTGGGGGTCTTACCGCCGCCGATCAAACCCAGCCGCAGCGTCTCGCGAATATCTTCCATCCGCCAGTCACCACCGATGATGGAGAGGATGTGCAGGACGCCCTTCTCCTCCTCAGTCTTCGGCTCCGGCATGGCCGCAAGGGCCGACTGCTTGGAGATGAGCCGCGCCAGGATAGTGGCAGGACCAGCGCTGCACTTCTCCTGAAGCTCACGCAGCTGGCCGATAGGAAGGGCAAAGCGGCAAAGCTCACCCCCGAAGTTCTCCTCGAGATACCCTTCCATCACGAGGCCGCAGCATCCGACCAGGTGACAATCCCATCTGAGGACAGCGCCACATTACTGGTGACGTAGCCCTTGCCTTCCTTGGCCATGCCGAGGGTGGTGATGACGTAGCGCCCCTGGAAGTGGCCGCCACCCTGTGCGAGCGGGATGTCGAGCTTGACCCGAACATTGAACGGTTCGCCTGCAAGCATCAGGTCGCGCAGCACGCCCCAGCTGACCGGGTCCATGGTGCCGGCGCCGGAGATACCCGCAGAGAGCGTATCAACCGCACGCGCTACCCAGGAGGGTGCATCGGGCGCGTCGCAATCGGGTTCGGTCTGGTCGACCGTGGTCGCCTCGATCGTGAACTCGCGCGAGGTGTTGATCGAACAATTGTGGGAATAGACCTCGGGTTCGGCACCATCGCCGAACTGGATCAGGAGCTTTCGCGTGGTGGCCATGATGTTTCCTCTGAAGGTTAGCCGGCGGGAGTGGTTCTGATCAGCACGGACAGGATGCCGTGCCGGGTGATGCCGTCCGGGTCGCGGACGTAGTTGACGCTCTGCACTTCCATGAGATCGAGCACGTGCCCGGCAATGGAGAGATCGCCATGGTGGAGGCGCTCGCGAAAGGCTCCGGCGATGCGCTTGGTCTGCGGGAAGCCCGCGTCACGGGTCCAAATGTCGATGTCGAGATAGGTCTCGCTGGGATCGCCGCAGTCTTCGTCGACCGGGATCATCTGTCCCTCGCCCAAGCTGACATACGGAAAGGCTGCGCTAGCCGGAACGGTGTCATAGACCCGCGCCTCTGCCTCGGTGCCGAGCGCCCGCAGCGCTGCCACGATGGCAACCTGAATGGCATAGGATGGATCGCTCACTGTCCGCCCGCCTGTGCTTTAGCTGCCTTGTTGACGGCGCGTCGGACGCGGCCATTCACCTTCTTGGCGACGAGGCGATAGGCTGGCCGCAGGAAGGGCTGCTTGGCCATCTCTCGGGTGCCCATCTCATTGGCCCAGGCATAGTCGTATTCGGCGTCCGCACCGGCCCGCACCGGCTTGGTGGTTGCCGGTCCGCCCGCTACGACCTGCACCTCAAGCTCGTGCCGACCGTCCTGCTTCTCGATGGTGCTGGCAAGGGTGCCGGTCTTGTCCTGAACTAGAGCTTTGGCGGAGGCGACGATCTCATCACCGCCCTTGTCGAGGGCCTTGCGGATCTCGTCCTTAGCGACCTTCGGCATCTTGGCCAGCTTGCTGTTCAACCGATCCAGATTGAGCACCTTCTTGGCCATCAGAGCGCCACTCCGGTTTCGCAGAGGAGGTCGAGAAAGGAGCCGTCACGCGCCGGGGTGATGTCGCGGATGTTGAAGAGCGTACCCTTGCGGGCGTCCTTCACCAGCCAGTCAGTAGTCACCTGCTGGGTATCGCTGGAGGTCCAGACGCGGATGACCTGCACATGCTTGCCGTCGAGGCGGGCGGCCATGACACTCTCGCCACCCCGCAAATGCACGAACTGAGCTGAGACGGTGAACCGGTCGGCAAAGTCGCCGCGCTCGTTTCCTGCCCCGTCATCTATGATCGTGCGCTCGCCAAACGTGACGCGCTGATCAAGATCGCCGGCGTCGATCACTTGGTGGCCTTGGTCTCTTCAGCCTTCGGCACCTCAGTGACAGCGCTGGCGGCGAACGCCTTCTGGTGGCACTCGCGGGTGACTGAGTATTCCTGACCCGCCTTGTAGGCCACGGTGACCTGCCCGTTCTTGGCCTCTGGGCTGAAGTCGAAGTCTTTTACGAACGTCAGTTTCATTCTCTATCTCCAGACTTTGTAGGGCCCCAGCAGGGCCTCGACGGCGAAGGGAAGTTGATTAACGGCATCGCCAATGCGGACCGACGAGCGATTGGTGAACCACTGCGCTACGAGCAGCAGAATGGCCTGGGTGATTGGGGGCGGGACTTCAGCGATCCACTTGGTGGCGTCCTCGGGATCGCGCTTGCCGTAGCCAGCCCAGTACCGGATGCGAATGTCCCCATCCCTGCCCCGCACTGCTGGCAGATCTTCGAAGTAGAGTGGGTCGGAAAAGGCCCATGTCTGCAGCTGCCCAGCAAGGTCGATGTACTCGACAGTGTCCACCTCCAGTGCTGGACCGAAGGGCAAGGCAAAATCGTCGCGGTATGGCCAGTTGGGTGGGCGCCACTCCAACAGCTGCGGGCCCAGTGCCCTGCCGAGCCAGCCGCCAGCAGGACCGTCGAGCCAAGCCGTAGCGGCTGCGATCAGTCCCTCGACATAGGTCTTCTCGTCGTCGCTGTCCTGGCGCAGATGCACCTTCGCCCGTTCCCATGAAATCACAGGATCTGGCGGGGTGATGACAGAAACAGTCATCGAACACCTCATGAAAAAGCCCGCTCGAAGGCGGGTCGCGTTAATCCTGTTCGGAGTCTGATCTTCTTGAAGCGCTATTCCCAAAGCGCTGAAAACGTTGCCACGGGGTATCAGTTGCCCCCCGAGGTGATGTTTCCGTTTACCGCTGCTTCACCCTACAGCAGTACCCCTGTTGCCCTGAACAGAGCGGCTGATAAGCCCGGGAGAAACGAGGCAGCAAGTGAATACCTATAAGATCATTCTTCGCTCCGGGCAGACCGCCACAGTCGAAGACAACCGCACACTCAACGCTCTGGCCACCGAGTTGGCGCACGAGGGGTTCGTCGTGGTTCAGCGCCGCGGCAGTTATTCGAGCAGCACCACTGAAGTGGCGTATACAGAGAGGGCAGTCGAGAGCATCGAAGCAATCGATCTGTGATATACAAGGGCGCTAAGAAGTTCAGCCAGCGCAAGTGGACTCCTCCACCTGCGGCCCCGTTTTTTTCCTCGCCTCCGCCAAGCAGAGATCAGCTGCTTGTAGATATCATCATCGCAGCTGTCTTAGCCGGTCTGCCGATCGCCGTATTTTGGCTGATGCTGCACATGTAGCCCCAGACCTTCAATCAGCCCGTCTTGCTAGCGCTCTGGATGACGGCAAGGATCTCATCCTTCTTGGTCGCGCTGCCCAGATCGATGTTGTTGGAGAAGGCGTGTGCCTTCAGCTGATCGACGGTCATCTTGTCGAGGGAAGGCGCGGCGTCACCGACGCGCTTGTCACCGAGATCGGTCGACAGCAGCTCCTTGGTGATGAGCTCCTTAACCGTCTTGTCGCTAGGATCGAGCTCGACGATCTGGTTGCGGCGGAAGTTGCCGAGGTCGCCATAGAACGAGCGCGTGGCGCGGTATGTCGTCTTGGACATGTCAGTATTCTCCGAGGGAAGGAGGTGGCGACACTAGGCCGCCACCCAGCTGATCGCGCTTAGGGCGTTACAACGACTTCAGGGAATGCGCCAGTGACCAGGGCAGCGCTGCGCTTCACCGCAAGGGCGAGACGCTTTTCCGCGCGAACCGTCAGCATGTTCTTGACGAAGTTGTCCCGGTCCTCCGAGGAGATCAGCACTTCCACATCCATGCGGTCGTAGATCTTGGCCGCGACACGGAAGGCGCCGACCAGGAACTCGTCATCCTCCATCGCCTGGGTGGCGATCACGGGACGGCCCCACAGCTGCGGACCAGCCATCTGGATGACATTGGCGAAGATGTAGCGCTGCTCGCCATCCTTCGTCAGTTCGATGCGGGCCCAGCGGATCGGGTTGATGACGATGCCATCGGCTGCATACTCAGCGAGGGACGCCTGCAGCAGGGCAAGGCGGAGCGTGTCGATGTCCGTCTCGTTCTCCGGTGCGAAGGCCGGGGCATAGGCGGACGCCTGGGGCACAAGGCCGTGCAAGTGCTGCCCAGTGCCGTCGCCCTTGAGGACTTCGAGTTCCTCGCTGAGGTCGAGACCGTAGCGAAGTTCGCCGTCGATCTCACCCTCGAGCTGGGGAATGTCGTCGAAGGCATTGCGCGAGACCGGGATCCAGTGCGCAATGGTGCGAACCGGCGCATCATCGGGCTCCCAGACCAGATCGGACTCTGGCTTGAGCGTGTTCTCGGCCACCACAGCGGCATTGAGCGCGCGCGAGACCATGCGGGCATACTCAACCGAGTTCGACGTGGTCCGACCGACGCTGAGCAGCTGACGAATGGTCATCTGACGGCGGGGCAGACCCACAATCTCAGGATCGCGGTCAGGGGTGATCAGAGAGCCGGCAGAACCAGCGCCCGAGGTAATCACGTTCTGGACCGGTACCTTGATGGTACCCCGAGCACCCTGGGCAACAAACTGCTTGAGGCCATCGGACTCGCTGACCTGCTGACCGAGGCTCTTCACCTCGTCCTTGCCACCGCGACCACGGCTGGAGACGCGCTGCTCCAGATCGAGATTGCGGTCGCTCAGTTCCTCAAGCCGGCCAGTCAGCTTGTTCATGGCGTCGTTGAGCTTGGCCTGGTCAGTCAGCAGCTTGTCTGCGGTCTGCTTGACCTCAGCCGACACGGTGCCGGCGTCCTTGCTCTGCTTGAGCGCATTCTCGGCGGTGCGCTTCACGTCGTCGCCGACGCGGGTCAGTTCGCTCTTCACATCGGCGAGGAGCTTTTCGAGGTTTTGCGCATCAGCGCGGACGCTGCCGAGAACGCCGGCAGGTCGAGTGTTTGCCAGTAGCGCGGCGAGCGCCACCAGCGGCATGTTTCGCTTGGACATTGCTGTCTCCTAAAGTGAGCGGATCTGGTGGAGGAGGCTTTCGACCTCTTGGACGACAGCGCCGGGCATGTCGGATGCGGCAGCGTCGCGCGTGCCGCCTTTCAGAGCCTGGATCAATTCGCGCCGCTCGGAACGCGGCACATTGAGCTGGGCCAGAAGGGTGTCGAGCTTATGGGCTGCCGCAACGGGCTTGCCCTCAGCTGAATTCTTGGCAGTGGTGCCGACCTCGTCGGAGGACAGCAGGCTATCGGCGAAGCCCCTTTCGACAGCATCAGCGCCACCGATCCAGGTTTCCCGGTCGAGCATCTTGGCGATGTCGTTGGCGTCGAGTCCGCTGCGCGCCGCGTAGATATCGTTCGCGGCAGCATCGAATGGTTCGAGCCAGTCAGCGACGTCGCGCAGCTGGTGCCGATCGCCGACAGCAACCACCCAGGTGTTGTGAATCATCAGGAAGCCGGCGCGGGCGATCTGCAGATCATCGGCGGCCATGGCGATCACCGAAGCGGCCGAGGCGGCGATCCCGAGGATCTTCACGGTGACCTTGCCGGGATGCTCGCGCAGCATGTTGTAAATGGCGAGGCCCTCGAAATAGTCGCCGCCGGGGGAGTTGATGTTGACCGTGACGTCCTTCTCGCCGATCTGGCGAAGGGCGGCGCCAATGCGCTTGGCGGTCACGCCCTCCCCCCAGAAATCAGCGCCGATGACGTCGAGCACGGAGATGGTGTTGTCCGCGTCCTTGTCGGCCGCGTTCACCTCGGGGTTCCACCGGTCCAGCGCACTCGGCATCAGTTCCGAGCGCATGCCGGGGCGGGCCACCGTGGAGGCAGCCGGAAGCTTTCGCTTGGACATCGCGGTCTATTCCTTAGTTTCGGGGTTCAGCCACGCCAGCATGGCGGCGCGAGCGGCTTCACCAGAGGACTGACCACCGAGAGCGGTCAGCGGTGCCAGGTTCGTTTGTGCCGTCAGAACGTCCCCGCCATCTTCACGCGGCAGGTTGAGCTTGGAGCGGCCTTCGTTGCGGGTCATCAGCCCGTTCTGTGTCATGCTCGACAGGAACGACGCCTTGGCAGCGCTATCCATCTGCAGCAGACCTTCGCGGTTGAACTCGGCATAGGTGCGCCGCCGATCACCCGGAGGCACCAAGTCGCGGCGAATGCGGGCCTCGACACGGCGGAGCACCGGGTTGATACCGGTCGCGAGCCAAGCCAGCAGGATCTGCTCAACCCCACTGCCCCACATAGTCTGACCCTGAGCGGCATGGCCGATGATGATGGGCGGCATGCCGAACCAGCGGCAGATTTCCTCGATGTTGAAGCGCCGGGTCTCCAGCATCTGAGCATCCTCAGGATTGAGGGTCATCTGCTGGTACTTGAGCCCTGCCTCCAGGATCATCAGCTTGCCGGCGTTGGTCGAGCCGGCGTACTTGGCCATGATCTCCTGCAGCTGTTTGCGCTGCTCCGGCTTGAGGTTCGGCTGGTCACTGGTCAGCACGCCGCTGACGTTGAGGCCATTACCGAAGATCTTCCCTGCAGCCTCGTCCGTGGCCATGGCTGAGCCGAACGTCTGTACGCCGTAGCCAATGGGCGACAATCCGAGGTCGCCCCCGAAGCCGAAACCTTTCAGATGGAAGACCTTATCCCGCGGCAGATCCTCGCTCTTGCCGCGATCAGTGACCCGGTAGACCAGTTCACCATCCTTGCGGACGGGGCGGCAGTGCGTCGACGCGATCGGCTGCAGCGATGACAGCTGGCGGCCGAAGTCGCTCCGTTCCGAGTAGGCGTTGCCGGTGGCCATGAGCCAGGCAATCTTGGTTTCCCAGTACTCGAAAGCCGTCTGATCAGCGTTGGGGCTGATGCTGATGACTTCGCCGACGCGATGATCACTGCCGACCCGGCTGCCATCCGACTTGCTCTCGTACATGCCCAGCGGCAGAGAGCCGATCATCTGGGCAGTGAGGCGGACACAGGCCCACACTGTCGCCAACTGCATGGCCGAACGTACGGTGACGTTCTTGCCAGAGAAGCTATCCCGGCCGGCGAACTCCGCCCATGCCACCGAGTCAGTGGTGCTCAACCGGCGCTGCTTGGCACCCTCGCTGTCGGTCAGCTGCTGGCGCGGACGACGGCGGCGCTTGTTCGTCGTCGTCATCAGATGACCATCACCGGGTTGTTGAGGAAGTCGTCGAGGCTACCGCTGTCCTGGTCGGGATGAATGGCTGGCGCGATAGCGTTGATCAGGGCATCGATCCCGTCGATCTTGTTTGGGCTCATCTGGCTTTCCTTGATCGGCAGGATCGTTTCGTCGCGGCGGCGGCTGACCACCACGTTGGAGGCCATCCAGTTCATCACCGGGTTTCCGTCGTGCCGCAGTCGGGCTGGTCCGCCCTTCACTCGGGCTTCCAATTCCTTGGCCGGGTCGGTGACGGCAGACGCCTTCTTGTGCAGGATGGCGGCGAGCGGCTCGTCACCGCTGCCGTGTTTCTCGTTCAGGCGGCTAGCCATGGCCTGGGCCGCGGCGAACTGGTCGAAGGTGATGCGACGAATGCCGTAGCGTTCGATCCACTCCTCAACCTGCGCCTCAACCGCATTGTGGTCGACCCAGTCACCTGGGGTTAGCTGCAGGTGTCCCTGCTTGTGCCAGGTGCGGTATGGGGCGGGCCCCTTTCCTTCGGCGTGCAGCGGATCCAGCAACACCGCCTCCGGCAGCCAGAACACCGGTTTGAAGATCAGCCGGTCCCGATCGTCGAAGGCAGCCAGCACCAGCGCGGTGATGTCGTCCTTGTCGGCGAGGTCGCCACCAATCCAGCAATCGAGGCCTTCGAAGTCGTGCCAATCCAATTTTGGGTCGGCGCATTGCCGCCACCGGACCATGTTGAGCCAGGCGCCATGGGCATTGAGCCACATGTTCAGGTTCTTGGTCTGGAAGTTCCCCTGGCTCGACGGAGACGCCTTCGCGTCCTTCGCCTCGTCCCTGAGGTACTTCAGGCTGGGAGTGACCCCCAGCATCGGGTTAGCCTTGATCCAGACCTTCTCATCGAAGGGATCATCGGCCGGCGAGACCTCCCGCCCGTCGTCGTCGAGGATCGCCTCGTCCAGCGTGAAGATGATGCCAAAGAAGTGGTCGGCTTCGAACACGTCCTCCAGCACCTTGGTCAGATAAGTCCGTTGCTCATAGCAGACACCCTGAGTGTCAAAGCCGGCGGTCGTGATGATCCACATCAGCGGATTCGACCGGGCACCGAAGGCCGACTTCACCACATCGAACAGTGCCCGATCGCGATGAGCATGCAGCTCGTCCAGGACGCCCAGGTGCGGGTTGTGCCCGTCTTGGGTGGAGCCCTTGGCATTGATCGGCTGAACGTAGCCGTCATTGTCCGAGCAGGTGATCGATCGAGCCCAGGCTGTGACGCCAAACGCTTCCTGCAGGTCGGGGCTCCGGCGCACCATGCCCTGCATGGGCTTGAACACCTTGTTCGCCTGCTCGCCAGTCGTGGCGCCGATGATGACCTGCGGGCCAACCTCGTTCTCGCAGCAAAGACAATAGAGCCCGACGCCAGCGGTCAGCGTCGACTTGGCGCCCTTTCGGGCCATCTCAATATAGGCGTAGCTGAAGCGACGGCCGCCATCGTTGTTCCGGCGCCAGCCAAACACCACCACCAGAATGAATATCTGCGGGGGCTCGAGGAACAGCGTCGATGTTTTCCACACACCCTCGACGTGCGGCAACTTCTCGACGAAGTCGCAGACGTCATCACCGTGCCAGCGATCGAAATGAAAGCCCCACTTCTTGGGTCGCTTCAAATCGCGCAGATGCCGCTTGCAGGCTAGCTTCACCCACTTGCAGGCCACCACTTTGCCAGCAACAACATCCTTGGCCCAGCGCTCTGCAATGCCGCTGTAATCGCGGGCGCCGTGCCATTTACTTGCGGCCATTCCGAGCAAACACGTTGCCGGGCCTGCCTTCCTCTGGGGCGATGCCAACGCGACTGCGGGCTCCGCCGATACCGAGCACTTCTTGCATCTTGCGCACCTCGGTGAAGGCAGAGATCGGCGGCATTTCCCCGCCCTGGCGAATGGCCTTCACCAACGCGCCCTGAAGAGAGCAGTAGTTGGCGAACAGCGTCGTGTCGGCTTCCGTCGCCAGCTTCACCCGGCCGATGTCGTCCAGCCAGACTTCCTGTGCCTCTGACGTCAGCCAATCCGGCTGCTGAGGCGTGGACATCCGTTCGATGATCTCGACCTTGTTGCCGTCACGGCTCTTCTGGAATGTGCCCTTTGCCCTTTTCTCCGAAGGGAGCTGGGCCTTGGGACCACGCTGCATGAGTTTTTTCCTGCTTCAGGATTTAATCTGCACAGGCAGAAATTTGACTGGGGGCGCGGTGCAGACAGATCAGGTCTTGGACTTTTAACCCGCCCTCCCTACGGTACTGCGCCGAAGCAAGAGGGACGGGAACATTGGGGAAGTACGATCCGCTGCAACGGCACCTGATCGGGTGTCATCCTCGTGAGGTCACACTGACCTTTGAGGAGATAGAGAAGATCCTTGAGAGCAAGCTACCGAGATCGGCGAGGCTGCCTCAGTTCTGGGCCAATACGGTGGAGCGACATGGGAATGTGCAGCGGGACGCTTGGCAAGGCGCTCGCTACAACGCCTTCTTGGTTGCCGAAGAGGGTCGCGTGCGGTTCGTTCCGGTCAATGGCCACTAAGAGGCGCAGCGCAGGATCGTGCCGATCGCAAATGACGGCCCCTGCCCGGCGCTGCTCGACTCTGCGTCTTCGCTCTGATCTCATCCATTCCGCAACTTGGAGGGAATCGAATGTCGGATGATGATCCAGAGACGTTCAGCGCACAGCCCATGTCAGGGAAAATGTCCATAGCTTCGATGACTGGCGCCGCAGCTGCATTTCAATACGGCCTATGGTTGGCCATCGAGCAGATTGCCGAGGTGAAGGGTACGGATGACCTGACTTGGCTGGACGAACTACACCAAAGCGCCGTCAGAGAGGTCAAAGGCACCGTCACCGAAGGCGTCCCGATAGAGGCTGAGGCGGAAGGCCTCCAGTTTGGCGTCGATGTCTTGAATGCAGCTTTCCAAGCGTACCGCGCTCGCCTCATCAAGGCACGCAACGAATAGCGTCTTAGTCGGGGACTCGACGAACATCGCCGATCCTACCCGCATGGCTTTGTGGTGAACCATCGGCATTGCTCTCTCCTATGGGCTGCGTGGCTTAGGTGCCTCGCTCCTCCATCTGCTTGACCCGTGAGTGGCACCGCCATGGTGCTTCGTCACACAGTGATTGCAGTGGCCCGTTCCAGAATAGGTCGGCATCACCACGGTGCGGGATCACATGGTCTGCAACAGTCGCCACGGTGATCCGATCCTCGCACAGGCAGTAGGCGCATAGAGGTTCAGCTGTGAGCTGGGCCTTTGCTCTCTTCCGCCATGCTGCTGTCCAGTACCAGTGGCGCCAGGGTTGGCTGTTGCGCTTGCGGTCGCGGGCCTGTCGTTGCTGTGTCTTGGTGGGCTGACCTGCAGGGCTCAGCTTCGGGGGCTTACTCGGCATCGCTCACTCAGTTGCAGCTCTGATGCTCTCGGGATGGTGAACAAGTATGACCGCCATGTGCCGAACGAATCCGGCGTGTAGACATTGCTGAGTCCTGCGGTGGGTGGACCGACGAGGAGCAATCAGATGAAGAAGATTATTGCCGGCGCTTGCGCCGCTATCATGGCTGTCACCAGCTTCGGTGCAGCAACGGTGCCCGCCAATGCGGCATCGGTGCAGATTACCTCAGGCGCTCAGTTCATCAACGTTCAGGATCGCTGGGATCGCGACCGCCGCGGCGGCTGGGATGCCCGTGATCGGTTCGAACGTCGGCGTGATGGCGTGTATTTCAATGGTCACCGTGGCAGTCGTGATCGCCATCGTGGCTATCGCCAGTACAACGGTTTCTACTTCCCGCCGGAGGCGTTTATCGGCGCCATCTTCGGCGGCATTATCAGTGGTGCGATCGCCAATCAGAACAATCGCCACCAGAACAGCTATGGGGCTGTCCGCATTACACGCGAGCACCTGGTGTGGTGCGAGAACCGCTTCCGCTCCTACCGGGCATCGGACAATACGTTCCAGCCCTACAATGGGCCGCGTCAGCAGTGCATCTCGCCTTACCTGCGCTAAGCCAACGCATCAGCTAACGACAATGGGGCGGTTCTTCGGAGCCGCCCTTCCTCTTGGAGGCGCTTGCCCTCTGCCGTTCACTCATGAAAGGGTGGCGGCTACTGGAGGGACCCATCACCATGAGAATTTTGTTAGCTACTGGAGCTTTGGCTGTGCTGTCGCTTCCTGCCGCAGCCCAAGAGGAGCCGAGCCCCAATGAGGATGAGTGCGCGGTCATCGGCTCCGTTGCCGAGGCATTCATGGAGGCTAGGCAAGGCGGAATGATTATGTCCGAGGTGATGGCTAGCGTCGACCGAGATGGGGAAAACTACGAGCTCTGGATAGAGCTGGTCAAAGAGGCCTATGGCCAGCCCCAGTTCGGCTCGGAAGAGTATCAGCGGCGAGCCACCGTCGAGTTCCGGAACCAAGTTGAGTACGAGTGCTACACCCGCTGAAAGCAGAGACGTCATGAAGCATACGCCACTACCAGCGGACGCAACACTGGAGACCGCCAGACCTACGTTAGGCAAGCCTGAGGAGCATGTCCGGGTCATCCTAAGCAATATGGCCGGCTGTAGGAAACAGCACGGCAACGCCCATGTTCGCATCGGCGTGACTGGCAAGGGTAGATTTCCCTACCACCAAATCTTCTACCTCAACGACGAGGCTGAGAATCTCTACGGCTGCTTCGATGGAAAGCGCCCATTCGTACCAAGCGAGGATGCGAGCGGCTGGAGTACTGAGTCCATGTCGTTCGAGCAAGTGCAGGCGCTATTGGGCAGTATCCGCAAGGTGGGGTAGCCTCACCAAGTCCGCGATCCAAAGAAAAGGCGCTTCAAACTGGAGCGCCTTAGTTTCTTCAGGAGGGAGACTCTGATCTAAGCAATCTGCGCCGCTCTTGTTCGAGTGATTAACGGCATCTTTTGCCAACTTCCTGCGGTCGCGCGTGTTGCATCGGAGCTCCGAGCCATCAACACCACTGCCTATCGCTCATACGCTTCGATGATCGAACCCCAACAACGGAGTTGATCGTATGTCTAAGCGCATATCGGAAATGACCCCTCGACAGGTGGAAGCAAAGCGAGCCCACCACCGGAAATACGTAGCCAGAAAGCGTGAGGAAGACACGGAGGGCCATGCAGCCCAAATGCGAGCGGCAAAAAAGAGGTATGTGGACAGGCTCAGGGCGGAAGATCCCCAGAAACTAATCGAGATGAACAGGCGGTACCAACGCGATAGTCAACAGAAGAGGTTAGCCGCAAACCCCGAGTACCACCGCACAGTTCTCCGCAGAGCCTATAGGCGGAACTCCGGCATCAGTCCGGCAAACCTGCGTAAAATAGAAAAGGCCATCAAGTGCGCATTGCCTCCTGCACTCCCAAGACAGGTCCGAGAGGAGGTCAAAGCCGAGATATACCTGACCTTCATGGAAGGTCGCATTCGGATCGATGATGTCGGCAAGTCCGTGAAGGCTCACTTGACCGCACATTACCGCCAGTACGATCAGCACAAGGTGCTTTCGCTAGACGCCCTCCGCCCTGGAACGGAAACGGCTTGGATCGACAGCCTCGACTCCGAAGCGGAGCATTTCTGAATCACGAAACGCAAACCCCGCATTGATCACGCGGTGCAGAGAGTGTCCCTTCCTGTCCCGCGTGACCAAGCGTGACGGTAACGTTACGTCATTGAAGCACTTGCCAAAGCAAGGCTAGAACATTTGCTTGGCCACGCCCGTGGTTTTCAAGAGCTTAGACCAGTGGTCGCAGAGAGCGACTAGTGGTCGAGACTGTGCCGACCAACAAAAAGCCACCGCTGGTGAAAGCGATGGCTCAGCGGCGCACTGCGCCGGATTAACCTATCTCTAGTTTATCTACGCCGCCCCGTCAAGTAGCTGCGAAGGGGTCTTGAGCTCGCTGCCATCGGTCCAGGCGGCAGGTGCCCTCCTGCCCTTCACTGATCCAGCCAGTTCCCAATGCTTAGCCAGCTTGAGCACGATAACCCGCATCTCGACCATGGCTTTTGACACCACCCTCGAGTTGGGCCGACGGTTACCTGTGCGCCATCGGGCATATGCCGTGGGGCCGCTCTCGCCGATCACCACGAACTCCAGCCGCTTCAGGTCTGTAGAACCCAGCGCATGCTTTGCCGCGGCGTACTTCCGTCGGGCGTCAGCCCCGATGATGGAAGCAGACTCCTGTCGCACCCCTCCCCCATCCACCGGCTCAATGCTAGGGTCGCATGCCCTGGCGCCACCGATCTGCGCTCCCTCAAAGATGCTGCGGAAGCGCTTCACTGTCTCGTTCTGCAGATCAGTGCCACGGAAGCTGGCGAAGCCGCCGAGCATTGTCCGGAGGTTGACCGGCACCACAATCTTGCCGGGGCGCTCGATCCCACGTTCCTCGTCGTAGAGGGTCTGGGCATAGGTCGTGTGAGGGTTGTCGAACTCTGCAGTTCCGATGTTCCGATTCATTTCGCCGCCTTTCGATGAAGAGTAACGCCCGCCCTGCGGAGTGCCGCATGCAGCCGGCGATGATGAAGTCTGCAAAGCCACTGCACTTGCAGTGCATTTGCATAGTTCGGGTGGTGGGCCTCGGTCTTGGGATCGCCGCAGATCTGGCATGGCTCAGGAACGAGCAAGCCCTTACTGCGCGCGTAGGCTACCCGCTTATGAGCCTTCGCCACTTCGGGGCGGGCCGCACGGGCAAGACGCCTTGCCTTGGCATGGCAGGCCGGGCAGTACCGCAGCTTCTTTCCTGAGCGCGGCGCCACGCTGTCGACCAGAGCGCCACCACATCGTTTGCAATTGGGTGAAGGCATCATGCTGCTCCTGGTCCATTGCCGCGTTGAGATAGACGATCGAGTTCCTCCTCCACTGCCCACTTGAAGGCCTGGATCTGGCGCTCGATCTCGTGGTCGATGAAGCCGCACCGCTGCATCGTCCATTGCAGCCGGTTGCAGGTGTCGCCCCAATAGCTTGAGCGAGCCTTTTCGGTACGCTTGCCAAGATAGACAGACGCTACCCGCCTCGCCTTGCCGATGTTCCTCTCTTGGGGGAAGCAAACGAGCTGAGCCATTACTGAGCCTCCTTCGCGAGGAGAGCAGTGAGCGTCGAGGTTACTGAGATGGAGCCGCTCGCTTGTCCGCTACTACGGCGGGCGCGCCCTTTTGGGTTGGGCTTTCCCTCCGCAGCGGCCTGCGCTGCATCAGCGGTATCCCCCCCAGATGTAAGAGTATGTTCCCTTACGGGCACTAGGGGCTTGCAGGAAAGGGAACTAGAGGGGACCTTTTCAGTGCAGGAAAGGGAACTAGAGGGTTGCTGAAAAGGGAACTGGCCTCCTGATTGTTTCTGGGCGATCCGGAAGTGCTCAGCCGCCGCCTTGGCTGCTTCCTCCGTCACTCTGGCCCACTCATCTGTCGGCGCCCTGCGGTCCGTCTCCGGCACATAGGTGAGCCGATATAGGTTCGGGCTTTTGATGTTGCTGACCATCTCATGGGTCTGTCTGACCTCGATAAGTCCTAGCCGAACACCACACTCGAGAGCTGGAGCGATTACGCGTCTGGAAACACCGCATGCCACTAGCTGTTCATAGGCCACGGTGAGTTGCCCGTTCTGCTTGCCAGCGTGCCGAAGATGCTCGACCTCGATCCGCTCCAATATCCGGATCAACGGCACAGGCCGGTGCCGCCAAGATGGCGACACCTTCAGCTCTAGCCGATGAGCGATCCACCCTCCGTCCGTGTCTTTGAGCCACGTACGTCGCATCGGGTTTTTTTGATGTGGCACTCATCACCTCCCCGCTCGGAGGCGCTTGGCCTGCGCGATAGCTTTGATGGAGTGGTCTAGGCTGAGCCCGAACTGCTTGCGCAGCAGTCCGACCATCGATGGACTGCGGAAGGCGGCACTCCAGTTGTTGGCCAGCCATTCGGCCGCAGCGAGCACTTCAATGGGAATGGGTCGGCTCATAGGCCACCTCCCCCGTGCAGCTTGTAACCTTCCTCAATGTCCTCGAGGTATAGACCGACCTTGCGACAGAGTTTCTCGTGCTGGCGGCGATGCCAGATTGCGCGATGCATGCGCAGTTCATTCCAGCAGGCTCGGAGGAACATCATGATGTAGCCCTCCGCAGCCAGTCGGCATCAAAGCGCTTGCTGCGGTCTTGTTGAGCTTTGGCCGGCGGCACTGACCGGTGCCGCATGTACTCGGTCTCAATTCGCTTGGCAGGGACGCCCTTGCTCTCCAGCCAACGAATTCCCAGCAAACAGTCCTCGTACGAGAACCAGATGTTGAGTGGTCGACGCTTGCCATCCTCGATGAGGGTGATCACCCAATGCTCAACGCCAGCCATCGTAGCTGACGGAAAGCAGTGATATTCTGCGGTTACGACCGGTGTGCGGTACTTGACCCGGTCTCCACTCTTGGCGCGGGATAGGCGCTGGAAATTTTCCTTGCCCAAGAGCTTTGCTGCGATAGCCCGATCTTCTTCGGCGAGGGCAGGCCGGGGCTTTCCGAGATCGGGCCAAATAGAGCGGACATGGCGTTCGAGATCGTCGATCTCAGTACTCATTTGGCGCCCCCATTCTTCGCGGCCTCAATAGCGGCGAGGATGTCGGAGCGCTGCCAACGAGAGGCACTTCCGAGCTTGATCGGTTTGGGGATCGTGCCATCAGCAATGCGCCGGTAGAGAGTGGCATGGCTGACCCGCAGGATTTCGCGGACCTCGATGGTCTTGAGAAGGATGTCAGGATGCATCAGCGGCCTCCTGCATCTGATGCTTCTCCAGATCGTCACGCACGGACTGGAGCTGACTGGCGACGATGCCAAGCAAGCGGACTAGCCCACCAGAGTCTTGCCGGTCGCCCAAGTCTCCAGCAGCCATGAGGGCCACATGGTTGAGGTCTCGTGTCTCGTCGATGCGGTCGATCAGGCCAATGAGTTGAGAGGTTGAGAGGCTCATTTGCCAGCCCTCGCGGCCATAGCAGCACGATGGGCAGTGCTGCCACGGTCAAAGGTGATGCAACTGATCCGGCCTCGATCCTCGATGCCCGGTCCCATATCGCGACCGAGCCAGAGCCCGGTGATGGTGGGATCGAGGTTTTGAGCAGCGACATTCAGCGCTGCGGCGGCGATGTCGAAAGCATCCTCGGGCGACGGCATGGGCGAAATCCGCTCAGCGTCCTTCAGCCAGACTTTGCCGTTCGATTTGATCACTGCGTCGAACTGGTCGCCAAACTGCCCGTCGAGGATCTCAGCGATCTGAGCGCATAGGTCCATCAGCCGTTCGGTCGGAGTTTCGATTGCGGCCTGAGGCGCGCGCGTGGTATTAGTCTGCACGTTCATTGATCTAATTCCTTACCGGGGATGGGTCGTGTTCAGGTCCGGTGCGATTGCAGTCGCTGCCGGACCGTTTTCTTCATCTGCTTTGATGGCGTTCTGGATCAGGCTGCGCATTGCCTGAGACCGTGAACCTATGCGGTTCTGAAACCGCCAGTCGTCGATACGAGCCACTAGGCTTGGCTCGACCATGATTTGAACCTTAGCGGTTCTTGCTTCTCTCACCAGAAAACCTCCGTTAGTTCCGTTAGTAACGGCTTAACCATGCTCGCAAGGACTTTTCAAAATCAACCCCAAAGTGACGGAACTTCCGTCTATTGACGTTGTAACGGGGGAAAACGATAACCTCAGCCCCGCTGGAGGACCGTATGGCGGGCGAAAAAAAGACACTGAAATTTCAGATGATGATGTCTCCAGCGGAGGCGGAAACCCTCGATGACTGGATGTTTCAAAATCGCATCCGCTCACGCGCGGAGGCTATACGACGGCTGTCTCAGATGGGCTTGGCGTTAGACGAGGCAATGCCCGGTCTTGTCGACAGCGTGGCAGCGGAGGCCGAACGGGTGCTCGTTCTGTCACAGTCGGTGAGGGCTGCTGCACGGCAGGAAAACGCTGCGGCTGGCCTTGTGGCGAGTGTCGCTTCGCAAGGCATAAACCCTCTCTTGCAGCAGATAAGCGCTAGCTTGGCTGAGCACATCGCCCTTTCGATGCAGGTCGATGCGCTACGAGCTCGGACTGCTGACGTGGAAACTGCGTTGGCGGGTAGCCAAGCAGTCAAGGATGAGGTCGCAACGCTAGATCTATTGACGGTGGAGGGAATAACTCGTCTAGGTGAGCTGCTCGATCAGGTTCGGCAAAAGAAGGTTCTCAAGTTGAAGGGAGGCGGGGGAGCTTCGGCTTCAGCGGAAAGCAGGCCGATAGAGTTGGCCGGCACACTGAAGCCCGATGATGAGCCTCTGCCAAAGCCTCCCGAACCGAACAACGAAGGATGGGAACGGCTGCGCGACAAGCCGCCTCGGAAGAAGAAATGATCGATCAAATGCCTGTCAGCCGCTCGTCACCCAAGCGGCCCATGCTTCCATAACCTTGCGCCGCTGCTCGATGTAGTCAGTGCGACGATAGGATCTCTCCACCTTATCCCCCACGGCATGGCTGAGAATGGTCTCGGCCACCTCGTGCGGCGTCTCTGTGGTCTCGGCTATCCAGTCCCGCATGCTGGATCGAAACCCATGGGGGCGCTCGGCCATCCCGGCGCGCTCCATGTGCTTGCTCATCGTCATGTCCGAGATCACGCCACGAAGCTGACCGGGGAATAGGAAACCGCCACGCGCATGCTTTCGAGCCTGCTCAATCACTGCCATTGCTTCGGTGGATAGGGGGATGCGGAAGTCCAGGGTTTTGCCCTTGCGTCCCTTCATGGCCTCGCCGGGGATCGTCCAGATATCGCCGTCGATCTGATCTTCATGGATGTGCCGCAAAGGCATGGAGCGGGCCACCGTCAGGATCATCAGTCGGAGCGCCAGGTGCGTGACAGTGCCGTCGCTCAGGCTGGCATAGAAGGCAGGCACCTTTGACCAGTGCAGCGCCGGGATGTTCGCCACCACATGGCGCTGCTGGCCTAGCAGGGCGCGGGCTTTGTCGGTCGCTTGCAAGTCGACTTCGAGACCGAGCGCCGCGGCATGCTTGAGACATAGCCCCAGCCGGTTCATGGCCTTGCGAGCAGTGTCGGCTTTGATGTGCCAGATCGGCGCCAGGGTGTCGCGGATGTCGCGCTGATCTATCTCTGAAACCGGGACTTTGCCCAGCTTGGGCAGCACGTGCAGCTCCAGGGGGCTAAACCAGCGGCCAGCCACCCCGTCACCCTTTAGCTCTGCTTTGCGGCTCTCGAAGGCGTCGAGGGCGATGTCCTTGAGGAGATGAATATTGCGCGAGGCCTCTAGCCGCTGCTTGTCGCGCTCTTTGATCGGATCCTTGCCGGTTCGCACCACGCCACGCCATTGTTCGGCATCGATGCGGGCTTGCTTGAGGGAAACATCGTCGAGCCTGCCAAGCCCCATCTCGCGGCGCCGGCCGTGGACGGTATAGCGGAGCACCCATTGAGCGCCGCCATCGTCGCGCTTATAAAGCCAGAGCCCTGCCCCATCGGCATATTTGCCGGGGCCTAAAGTGGCGACGGCCTTGGCGCTCAAGCGGTGCATTGCCCGCACTCAATCCACCTTTCGATCCATGTTTTTCAATCCCCCTGCCAATCCCCCTTTGGTCGTGCGCTTGGGCGATATTTAGCGAGATGGGTTGATATAGAACGAAACACGAAAGGTGAGAAGGTGCAAAGCGGTGCGGATAAGGTGAGACGGCGCGAAATATCGTGAAATTACAATATGTTGCTGGCGGGGGGGGCACCAATAATCCCATCGAAAGAACAGACAAGGGCGAAGCCGGTTGGCTCCGCCCTAGCTTGTTTATTGCGCCGCGTTGGTGAGACGCACGATTTGGGAGGTGCCGGCATCGCGGTTCTCGG